GAACATGCCGCGACGTATGCGGCCCTTTTTGCTGCGTGCGGTGACACGGCGCGGCTCCCATGCGGTGCCGTCAGGCGAGCGCTGCGCGGTGATGTTTGCCTGCTGAATGCGGCGCACGTCGCGTGCCACTTCCCGCAGCATCTTTTTCCGGGCGGCTGGCTCCAGCTGTGAAAGCAGCGTCGCCAGCCAGGCATCTACTTCATGCAGTTCAGCCATGCTTCACCGTCCAGAACTCCTCCGGTGCGTCCGGCTCCGGCACTGCCTCAATGCTGATTTTCCCGTCTACCGTCGTTGCCACAACGCGCTCTGTCAGCTTCAGATCCATGCTGATGTCGCAGCGGTCATTCCCCAGAATATCCACCTCAAAAGAAAACAGCTTTTCGCGCGCCTCACTATTCTGCAGCGCGTCGGGCTGGTTTTCCTGCAGCCACAAAAGCACCGGGGCCATCAGCAGGTTCTGATCGCCAGTGAAGTCGGTGATCACCACGTTCAGCGTGTAGCGGTACTCCCACGACAGGGACGCGGCGGACGTGGCGACCAGCTGGCCGCTGTCCACGAAGAGGTGAAGACGGTCCGGGTTGTCGGCAACATACTGAACGGACTTATTCAGGGCGCTGCGTAAGGACTGCGGCTTGTTCATCGTCTTTTTCCTGACAGCTGATGATGGTATCGACCTTACCGGCACATGCCGCCCAGGCGGCCTCCGTTTCATCCAGCAGGGCCAGAAGGTCGCCGTTAGTGCGCGGCGCTGCCGGGTCCAGCTGGCAGCGGGTGATTTTCGGACAGCCACTCACGGTAAGATTCACCTCCTGAGAGGGCCGGTCGCTGGCGCAGCCGGACAACAGGATCAGGCAGAGAGGCATCAGCCCAGCGGCGCAGGTCTTCATTTTCACGTTTCAGCTCCTCAATCTTTCGCTGCCGGTCGCGCAGCAGCTGGCCGTTGCGTTCGGCGGCGGCGTAAAGCTGCGTCTGCGCCTGGCTGCTGGTCTGCGTCAGGATGTTCAGGGCAATCAGCTGGCTATTTTTCTGGCTCAGCTTTTTGCTCTGGCCCTCAATCGTGGTCCGCTGCGCATCAATCCTGCCGTGGGCGCTGCTCAGCCGGTAAGACTGCACCCCGGCAATAAGCAGCAGGATCAGCACGATGACTGCCAGTGCGCGCGTCATGCCGCCGCCCGTTCAAGTTCGGACCTGATCATCCGGCGGTAAAAAACCGCATGAATACCGGCAAATGCCGCCAGCTTCCAGCCCTTGTCCCACATCACCACCGCAATAAATACGCGGTGATACCATCTGAGCGGCACGCGGTCAGTCAGCTGCGCAAACCGCAGCAGCCACGCAAACACCCGCTTACGTTCGCCGCCGGTCAGGGCGCAGGCGTACAGGCCGGAAAACCCGATAACGGCCCAGGCGAAGAAGTCAGCCCACAGCAGCGCCGCCAGGGGATAGCCCGCAAAGCTGCCGTGACTGATGCTGACCAGCGTCAGCAGGACGGTGAGTAACGCCATAAACCACCATTTTTTAACCATCTGCATTTCAGACTCCCTTAAGGCACCAGGCCAGTTCACGCCCGCGCCGGTTATCCAGCCCCTGATTGAATACGCCTTTTACGTACACCCAGCGCGGCAGCTGATAACACGCCTCGCCATTTACCCTTTTTCAGCAGCGCCGCCATGGTGGAGTCGCAGACGTTGCCGGTGCCAACGTTGAACGCCAGCGACACCAGCGCGTCATAAACCTGCTGCGGTATAGAGACCGCCACGCAGCGCGCCAGTGCCGCCTCAGTGCGTAAAACGTTGGTGATGAAATTCCCCGCTGCCTGCCGTTCCGTGATGGACTTACCCGGCACAACGCCGGACGTGTTGCCGATCCCGTCGGTCCACTTTCCCGCGCTGCACTGGTACGGCTGCAGGCGGCAGCCCTCATAGTCGGCAATCAGCCGCAGTCCCTCCACGGAGGTATGCAGCAGCTGAAAACCGGGCATCGTGGCGGCCAGCGCCAGTACCACGCCCACGGCGCAGCGTTTAACGGTCTGCAGATTCATATTCACTCCGCGTAATACGCCCGCTTGCCAGCAACTGGTAGGTTTTGTGTTTGTAGTACCAGCTGATAAGCGCCATCAGCAGGCCGATTAGCACACCGGCCACGGTGGACATGTCTTTCAGGTCCATGCCGCCCAGCCACGCCATCACCACCGCCACGCACCAGGTTAAAAAGGTGCTGATTTTTTCCCACATGATTCAGTCCCAAAGCTGGACGGCCTGCACGGTGGCCGTCGCTGTCACGTCCGGCAGCTCCACCTCCAGCCCGTGCGGTAAGAGGGGGCCGTGCTCCGCCAGCCCCGGATTTGCCTGCAGCACCTGTTCCGTCATGCCCTGCGTGCGCCCGTAGTGACGCCAGCAGAGTGCGTCCACCGTGTCATACTGCTGCGCACGCACTTTCATCAGATAAGCTCCACGGTGCAGTGCGGCATGTCCTGCACGCGGCTGATAGCCCAGCGCGCATCGCGCCAGAGATCGCCGCTGGCATCGCTCAGTTCTTCGCCGCGCTTCACGGCTGAGGCGGTGGCGTCAAAGTCCTGATAACGCTCGTTCAGCACCGCGCGCGTCCAGCACCACACTGCATTTTCATAGTGATGCAGCCGCACGCTCACACCGGCCAGCTTCTCCGCCGGAACGTCGGCCAGGCCGTTATGACCGGCCAGCTCCTGCCGCTCACGCCACGGGTAAAGCTCCGCGTTAACCTCCGCCATCGCGGTCAGCACCACCTGACGCAGACGCTCCGGCGTCACGGTGCCGTCAACGCGCATGACGCTGCGGAACTTCGCCAGATCAACGTCGGGCCAGAATGAATTGTTGGGGATGATGTCCGGCGTTCCCGTCGCCTTCTGTGGCGCGATAAATTCCATTGCTCTGTTACTCCTGAATAGGTGGGCGGTGGACGGGGTTTTGATGCGGCGCTGCCTGTCGCCACCCCGTGCCGCCCCGCGCGTGGGCACGTCCGGTTATCAGCTGGCGTTACGGATTTTCCGCTCCAGCTGCTCAATGTCTTTTTTAACGCCGCATTTCTCGTCCAGCTGCAGGGCGCGCTTCAGATGGTTTAGCGCGGACGCCGGGCTGCTTTCCGTCAGCACCCAGCCGATGGACTTGTGCAGGCGGGCACGTGACTGATCGGGCATGTCGTGCGCGTCCACCACCTCCAGCGCCTCCAGCAGCAGGGCAGGATCAAAAGGCGTCTTTGCCAGCATGGCGGCCTTTGCCGCGTCAGCAATTTCTTCAGCCATCACCGTCGCCGTGGTGCGATTTCCCAGCGGCATCGCCCAGCCGTGCTTCAGTGCGTGGCGCCCAATCGCC